TTGAAGTCGCCTTCAACATCACTGACGGATGGAGTCAGAGCAAGACTGTCCCAAATAAAAAGCATACGATTGTCATTATTAGCAAGAAGATCTTCGATTGTCTCGAGAACAAATTCTACGCTCTGTGCTTGAATATAAAGCAGGCTTTCTAAATCACAGCCTGTGCGCTCTAAAAAAGAAGGATCAATTGCTGATTCAGAATCGAAATAAACTACATCGATGCCCATATTCTGGGCGTTAGAAGCAACTTGTGCGGCCATGTAAGATTTTCCAGTTGATTCTAACCCTGCAATTTCAACAACTTTGCCTATCGGAATACCAGTTAACCGCCCACGACAAATAATTGAGTCTAACCAACGAGAACCAGTGGGAATCCAATCTTTCACTTCTGTTGGGTTGGCAGTGGTTAAATCATGCGCAACAGACATACCAGCCTTTTTATTAATAAGGTTTCGCATGTCCGACATGGAAAGTTTTCCTGCTTTGGTTTTGATCTTTCTCGTCATTGTTAAACTCTTCACTTTTTCTCTAAAACTTGTTCTTCAACGCCCAAAAGTTCAATTTCAAAATTCAATGTTTTGCCGGCTAGCGGGTGGTTGAAATTTAATACAACAGATTCCTCGCCGACCGAATCAATTGTTGCAGTTACTGAATGGCCTTCAGGATTTTGACCTTGGACCATGGCTCCTTCTTGAAAAGCAAAATCAGGAGGAAATGCTTGTATCGGTACCGACTGAACATGTTCAGATCTAATCTGTCCATAGGCTTCATTCGGCTCCAGTTTAATTTTTTTGACCTCGCCAACGGCCATCCCGTGAAGAGCCGCATCGAAACCAGGAATTAATTGACCTGACCCAACCTCAAAAGAAATACTTTCTTCGCGAGATCGGGAGCTATCAAATTCAGTCCCGTCATCAAGTGTCCCGACGTAATGCACGTTCACTGTTTGTCCATTTTCTACTTTTTTAATCTTCGTTTTTTTGTTTTTTACTTTTTTACTCTTTGTTTTTTTGTTTTCTGTTTTTTCACTCATTATAATTCACCCCTTTTGTTAAAATTGAGACATCTGTAACCCCATGCCTCCCTGCGGGTGAGAGAGATTTACGAAAGAAGCTCGCTAAAAGCCTTATCCACCGAATCACCTGATTCAGTATTGTATTTCTCTATATTNTCAGAGGAGACATCATCAACATTCCCTGATAAATATTCATCAAGAATAGTCTCGACTTCTCCCGGAGTCTTGCGCTCAAAAAGCTTATCAAGATCTGGAATAGTATCCAACCATTCAGCACATTGTGCCTCGTCTTCGCACAGCGGCGAAGGGCGTCGGCGTGGAGTAATCTCCGTTTGAGGAAACGATGCTCCTGCGGGTTTCCCGTAACGAATTACAAGGTCTGTTCCGGTTTCGGAATCTGTAATATCGCCATATTCGGGATTAAGGACAAGATTAAGAAGCTTTTCATAAGCCATCTTACCAAACCCCCAAATGCGCACACCTTTTTCTTCTTCTCCGCGAACTACCACGGGAGCAAAAAAGCGCTGACGAGCAGACAAAGACTTGGCCACTTTAATGCTTTCTTCCGTGCCTTCTTTATAAAGCTTGCGAACGAAAGAATCAAGTGCGTCGTCCTCTCCAAAGTTTTTCTTTGGACTCAGAAAGCCTGAGTTGTTTCCAACATTATAGTGAAACCAATAATCTTTGAAAGGATCGCCATCTGGAGTAGGAACGATGCGAATCGTTGTTTCTCCATCCTGCGGCTTCCAAAAAGATTCTCGGTTGTTACCGCCTCTGTTGTCTAGTTCTGTGCGTCGGGTGCGCATTTTTTCCATATCAATACCCATATTATTTTCTCCTTTGTTTGAGTAGAGTCAGAATGACTAATTTCTCATTCTGCTATGTTCATAGTAACACAATGAATTCTGTTTGTCAAGTGTTTTTTTCATTTTTTTGTCGTTGGATTTCTGATGTATGAGCAATGATATAAACATAATCCTGCTCATACTTCGTTGCAAAAATTCCGTAGCCAGTCGGAACTTCATTTTTTATCTGCTCTCGAACTTTTTTCAAAATGTCTCCATCGGTTTCTAATTTTTTCTTATTTATAGCATAATAATAGCGCATTTCTTCAATGTTGTCAAGCAAATAAAATAGTTTTTTTTCACCATCCTCGTTGTTAGCGATCCCGATTGTAGAGATTCGGTTGATGTCTTTAGGAGTAGAAAAATTGGTAGTTACAGGATCGTTATGATTGTAAACATTTATCATGTGTAATGTTGAAACAATCATTTTATTCAGCCGTTCATAATAACCAATAACTGGTATTTCTCCTAAATGCTGTTCAACTTCAGGATTGCTAACAATATAAAGTCTCTTGAACAGGCCCGACCTCGCATACTCTTGCAAAATGTTAAATGTGGCCCACTCGTGTTCCCTTTTTTCTAACGGAAGAAGTTCTATTTCTGGCCTTATATATAAAATGTTTATGTCACAATGTTTAAGATGTTCTAAAATTCTTAAAGACGCCCCAGAAATGTCTCCGGCGCCGCCTATGACGAAAAGAAGCTCTCCTTTGACGTCTCTGAAGAAGTTATTCATATTCGGGCACTTTTCTTCATATTCTTCTGGACTACTTAAGCGAGGAAATTTGCAAACGCCATTTTGTTCATGTTTATCAGTTCCCCCTTCAACACCATATGACGCCCAAGACCAGTCTTCCTGTGTAGTGTTATCTGAGGCATCGATCTTATAAATTTTATACTGATCGTGTTTTGCAAACTCATCAGCGATATTGCATCCAGCTTGTCCTAGTCCTATAACAGTATCCATTACGCTATAAGCTCCGCAAGGTCTCCGAAATCTCTACCAGTTTTGACGTTAGTTTTAAACTTGCCAAATCTTGTATTTGAAAATTCGTTTATAATATTTTTCATAAGATGCTTATCGTCTGTGTGCAGGTCAATAACTATGCTGTCATGTACGCAAAAAGCAATATTTGATTTTCTGCCTTTCAGCATATCATGAATTTTAATCATTTTTTGTAAAATGAGGTCAGCACACGTACTTTGTATTGTGTAATTTAATGCATGATGTTTATCTGCTGGTATCTCTCTGTTAAAACAGGTTTTTACAACTTCGCCATCCCAATAATCGTTCAAAACTTTATCTTTATCAAACATCTTTCTCAGTACTTTTTCATTTGGGTGCTCTTTTGAATTATAAAGCCAAGCGAAGATAGAATTTTTAATTTCTTGTCTCGATGAGGTTTTGTTTCCAGATAAATGTTTTCTGTTCCACTCGTGTATATCTGTTGCTGGCTGATTTTTGTCTGACAAAGCCAACAAAGTCCTCAATTCGGCTCCGTTATAATCTAATTCGACAAATATATCATTATTTGGTTTAATGATGGAGCGGTATTTTTTCGGAAAAGTAAGAATTGGGAAACTATATTTTTTTGTTGTTAATCTACCGGTCTTGGTCCCAAAAATATCATATTTTATATATGGCGAAATACTCTTAACTTTTTTCCTCCACTGTCTTGCCTTATATTCAGCAAGATGCGGCTTAAACCCATCTATGTCAATGTTGAGTTTTTGTTGATTTACGTCTTCAACCACTTTTGTTAATAAAGTCAAAAATCTCAAATTTTTGGGCGGCAAAAAATTTTCAAAAACGTGTTTTGTAATTCGGTTTTTTACTTCACAAAATTCAAGTAAAAATTTCTTCGGTATCAAGTCATAAAAACAATTATCATCCAATGAAACTTTTGCCAGATGGATTGATCTCATAAATGCTTTTATCTTCCTATTAACTTGGTTCCAGTCTTTTTTTATACTGGGGGGACAAACACTGTCAATAGATTTGCCACCACATTGCAGATGTGCGTATCTAATTTCTCTATCCCCGAGGAAAGATGCATAAGACCATGTTTTGTTAATTCCGTTAGGAAGTTCACGATTAAAGTAAAGATTTCCGTCATAGTAGACTCCTATACATTTATGTTTATTGTCTAGTGTTTGAAATAACACAAATTAACCTTTTTCGAATTAGTTTTCATATCTATTAATTTACACCATTTTTGTTTTTTTGTCAAGCTTATTATGATTTCGGTGGGCTGGTGCATGATGATATCTATTGTGTAGTTTCTTCTTTCACATTGGGCATCACAGGTTTTGTCATAACAATGGGATTTGTTTCCGGGAACCCTCTTAGCGATCTATTAATATACATTGCAGCGGCGGGAATGTCAAGTTCGCCAAAGCCGGTCGCAATTCTTTGAGCACTTTTTAATATACGTCTAAATTTTGGCTCCTTAAAAAATACTTGTTCTTCGTATGATCGAATACGAAAATAAACTTCTAGCCAGTAGTCCGTACCATACTTGTCATTCACAGTGTTCATCTTAATACGGGAACGGGTCACAACTCTTTGAGTTATCTTATCAGTTTTCATACCGTAAGGGCATCTCTTATGGTCAGTTATTCTTACTACAGGATTTGCGGTAACAAATTCATTGTAATTGTTCACCATATTTGTTTTTAACTCACTTATGTCATTAAAACAAGACTTAGTATAATAGGACTCAAAAAAATGTCTGGAAGTTTCAGGGAATGCGTAGGCTTCGCCGCCGACTGAAAGTCCTTGGTTGAGAAATTTATCAACAGTCTCTTCAGTGTCAACACACCCAGGCACTACTTTGCTAAGAAGCTCTTTCCCATCAGGCCTCTGCTCCAAAGAAGCAATGTGGTGTCTAATCCAGTACGTCACTGTGCGAGGAGATGCTATGTTTGCAGTTAACCTCCATGGGGCATATTTGTTCACTAGAAACCCGTTTTGTGCTGCCGTGTTAACATAGAGTGGAAAATTTGGATCCTTTACCCACAACATCCTGGCCTCGTCGCTATTATGATCGTTGGTTTCGAGCTGCACAGTTAAACCACTAATCAAGGAAGTACAAAGACTGCTTTTAATAAAAAATGTTTTAGTGAGTGAGTTTGTCGCGGCGTATTCTTTAGCAAATTCTAGAAATAATCTTGAATAATCGTCAAAATTTTGAACTAGTCTGGTTTTCACAGAAGTTTTAAGATAGACGTCAGAAAAAATAGAAAATATACTTTGCGCATATGGTCCGTACAACGTATCCACATCAACATAGCCGCCGCTGGGCTTTTGTATGGCAATTCTTATAATTCCAGAACGTGAACTTTTTCCCAGAACATCTGTTCTAACAAGGGCGCCTTGCACATTTTTAAAAGCAGTTGCTACAAAATCTAGCAGAAGTATATCTCCAACTTTATTTGCAAATGCAGATGTCGGCTGTACTACTCTTAATCTTTTTGATTTAGATTCGTTACTAAGATGGATTACATTACCTTGTTGATCAATTTTGCCATATAAAACTCTGTGGTACCACATATTCAATGGTCTTGGAGTAAGAAATGGGTATTTGTAAATTTCGTAATTTATACTATCGTCGAAAGATTTTTTTGTTGGCATTGTTACTCCACCCCCTCGGCTCTTAGAAGTTCAACAATCTTGTCGCGATTTTTCTCTATATCTTTAGCCAGTTGCGGTGTCACTTTTTGCCCTTCCATTGCGTGACCAGGTGCTACAACTCCGTCGCTGAGAGACTTATTCATGTGAGCAACTTGTTTTTTGGAGTCTGCAATCATTTTCTCTTTTTTGATGGCAGCTTCGGCAGCCTCAAAAGTGATATCTTCTGGCGGGGCGGTGAAGGCATCTTTTGTGGTGTCGGGTTTCCCAACATCCCAGGCTTGCACAAGTCTGACGCCGCCGACGGTAGACGTGGGCCGGGGCCCAGTCCCCGACCATGATGCGGCGGGGGCGACGGGAGTTATTGGTTTATTACCCCTGCCAGAATTTGCAGACGGTCGAGAATGACCTCCGAAAGATTGCCATAAACATTGCATGTTTGTCGTCCATTCCAATCTAGCGTCCAAAGCTTTGATCTCGTTTTTCGTTTTGAGAATAAAACAATATCCACCAATTCCTAGACCTATTTGTTCCTGTTTACTAAACCAAGTAAAGGGAAAAGAAATCTTTACATGTTTTCCTGGGACTAGAAGCGCATTACCATACATAGTGACATCATAATTATATGGCTCACCAAAAACATGGTAGCTATCAATGCCCTGTTGCTCTAATTTTGCTTCAAGATAATGAGGTTGGTTAGATCTATTCATTTGAAAATTTAAAATCGTAGAATTTTCTCGCCCAAGTTCAAGGTGGTAAACGCCACGTTTTATATCAGAGGATTTATTTTTAAACCACTTGGCAGAATTCGACGCGGCTTGTACGAGAATAAGCTCTCCTGTTTTTGCTTTGGATGAATCGTTTTCGGCAGCTGAGTTCCCAGGATCCGCACCGGTTGAATCATCATTAGAATAATAATATGCATTGTCGTTTGCGTGGCGGTACTTCCCGTGGAGTTTAGAAAAAACTATTTTGTTGTTTATATTTTTTATCGTTAAGTAAGATGGATAAGCGCGTACATTGACGTTTACGTTTCCTTCGTCTTTACATCTGCCCGTTAGTGCCTCCACTATCAGTTGAGTTAATGTGTCGTTGAGAAACGAATCAAAAAAGTATTCTGTTCTCCATTGATCGATAACATTTTCGAGCCAAAACTCTTGCCAAACTTTGAGGGTAATTGGAATTTTGGCTAGACTTTCCTTTACTACTTTTCGGTTTGCGGGGTTGGTAAATTCAACCTCTCCTAACAAAAATTTTACAGTACCTTTTTTGTTGCTGGTACCCCACCAATCTAGATCCATTTCGTCTTTGTGCTCATACAACATTTCTAAAACTATATCTAAAAGATCTCCGTAGTAGAAAAAATATATATTTCGCGTGGATAAATCAGCCGGGGTTACCATTTTGGTGTATGGAATTTCGTTGGCGGGAGAAGAATCTCCTGCTTTTCTCGCCTCTGCTGCTTTTACGTTCGCAGCTTTAACTTGAGCGTCTTTTTCCATATGAGCCTGAGATTCTTGAGCAGCTGCCTGGTTTGGCCCAGCATTCTGTACAGCTGGTGGCGCAGGACCCCGCTGTGACCCCGCGCCACCTGTAATGGCTTCGCCCTCAAGGACTGATTTTTCATCTTGTAAATCTAGAATTTTATTATTATTAGCCTCGAGTTGATTTAACTGTTCCTGTGCCGTCTCTCCTTGCGGAAGTTTCCCAAGAACTTCTATTTCTTTATCGATTTCTTTTAATCTATCTTTATTTGACTGCGCTACCGCTTTCGCTTTCCTAGTTGCAAACCATCTATGAAGTTCACTTTCAGGTAGTTGAATAAAATGTAATTTATTTTCAGCAGTTAGTCTATCTAAAATTTTACTATACATTCTAGACATCTTCTTAGCTCTATAAATTGTTTGACCAACATCGGTCCTGTTGTGATACTCCCTGTTCTGCAGGTAAGTTATAATTCTTGTGGCGCGAGCTTTTCCGGATTCAATTCCAAATTGTTCTCTGAGCACATTTTGAGTTGCTTCCAGCTCAATTGCGGACTGCGCAAGTGGGTCACCAGTCATCTGCGTCCCTCCGCCTTGTTCTGATATCTTTGTCGAAGCCTTTGGTCCCACGATGGCCTCGCCGGCGAAGTCTAACAGAGCTGAGATGCCTGGGGCGACCTCCTTCATTACCTCTCCCATGTTCTCGACCCCTCTACCATACTGAGTTGCTTTTACAGCTTCTGCTTCTGCCGATATTAAGTCGTTTATATTCCCTCCTCCTTCTGCGTATGCATTAAGTTTATCTCTTTGTTCTGGTTTTAAATCTCCGAAGGCCGCGTTTTGTGTCTTTAAGAAGTGCTTCTTCTTCTCCATTTCTCCTTTGGCTGCGCCCTTATCAGCAGGAGTAAATAATATATTAGCAGCCCTCGATCTAAAAGATGTTTCAATAGAACCCACATAATCTATACTTAACTCAAATCCACCATCCGGAGCGTCAAAAATTGGATTAATAGAATGTTTAAGAAGATTTAAATAAAGTTGCATCCTATTGGCTTTTAAGGCTGCTCTTAAATTGCGAGCTTTTTTATTCGGATTTGAGAAACCAGCACCTCTGTAAGCTTCAACTAATCGTTTAAAAGGAGGCGGCGTATATCCAACATCAACTCTAATTCGAAAGTATTTTTCATCATGCAGGAGATGCAGCTGATCAGATGAGACTCCTTTTTTATCGGACTTTTTAATGACGGCTCTCCTAATTAAATCTGCAAACGAATATTTATGCCCCTTCTCTGTGTACATCTTGAAGAGAGCTTTCGGAGATTCGAAATAAAGTTTCAAGTTGCAGTGAACATAGGTATCTATTTCAACTGGTCGGACACCTTCAAAATCAAAAGTGAACGAACGAAAAGCAACACCTAACTTATGAGAATCAGTAACCCCTAAATTTCTAAGATTATTAAATTTAAGAGGAATAACTATATCTTTATCACTTTTTGCTTTCTGGGTTCCGAGTTTTACTTTGAAAATCTTAATCCAAGGCTGAAAGTCTCCAGAAATCGACTTAGGTACGTCCTGAAAAAAATCCTGCCCTGCCTTCCCATGTCCTCGAAGGTTATTAAGTATAGCAGTTGAATCCGACGTGTTTGGATCTGTTAGAGCTAGATGCTTATACTTTTGAGGAATTTCGGTTCCTTTTTTATTTGCGTATAATTCAATCTGTTCGGCCAAATAACAAGCCTCTGCATATTCAGGTAGTTTCGACCGAGATTCATGCAGTATATGAGTATTCGATTTAGCCATTTAAATTTTACCCAATATTAAAATAAGTTAATGCCAGTTCTAAAGGCTGGGGTATGTGAATGGTGTCTCCAAGTTTGAAGTCTGACTCCAAAGGCTTTTTATTAAACCAGGGAATAACCCACCAAACATCTACGGTGCCATAATGTTTATCAGATAGCTTGTAAAACCTATCTCCAACTGTCCATATGTGAGAGAAAATAGTAAACTCATCCATTTCTTCAACTGTAGGATATCTAATAATTGGTGTAGATAAATGTCTAATTCTAGGAACTTTTCTGTTAAGAAACTGCTCTCTATAAAGATTACTGTTATTCATTAATAATATTCTTGCATCATTTCTCATTTGATAAGTTTTCCTGCAGCATTTTTATATATTTCACTTGTCTCACTATACGCGTCGCCCATTTCTCCCAGATCTGGAACTTTGTGAAGAAGGTGACCTTCCTTATAAGGGTATCCTGGATAATTGAATTTTTTATTTATCCAGGCTGGGCTTTTTTCATTCACGGGCAAGTAGGAAAAACTCGCCTCAATATTTTTTGGCAACGCTTTTCCCTTTACCAGAAAGAACCCTTCCTCCATTACAAAACTATAATTAAAACCATCTATGTATCCTAGCATGCCACTATTAGAAGCTATAGAATAAGAATCCACACTTGATGGAGACGCATCGCGTACCCAATTAACGAGTCTCAATTTAAATATTGGGCTGCCGCCGACTTTTGGATAGAAACCTCCACCTACACCAGCACCTCTTACTTGTTCTGGATATAGCATGTTAGACAAAAGAGAAATTTTTCCTAGATTTCTATCTGCTTCAATTATATCATAAGCTGGCAATACCCAGGAAATGTTAATCGTCCTTATTGTGCTTTTAAGTTTTCTAACAGGTTGTTGATTCATAACAAAAAATTGTTCATCGTAGGATGTATTGAATTCTTCACTATAGTTTGTCAAAAAAGCTTTGAATGTAACATTTCTTCCACTATTAACGTGATGAATATCAAGATATAGTTTATTCGTTTCTGCAAATCCGTTTGTAATTTTCACTTTTTAGCCTCCTACTTTGTTTGTCTCGCTAATCCTAGATTAAGTTTTTTACCAGTGTCATTATTAAGAGAATATATCGTTCCATTTGGGTGGTCGAAAAGAACACTCCCTAGTTCTCTTTCGTTGAGTTTTAATACTACTTGTCCCCCTCCTCCGCCTCCTCCGGTGGCGCCGGCAACTCCTGCTTCTTTTAGAGCCTCAACAATAGCAATAGTTATCGGCTTCATCAGCATGGCGATGCCGGTATAGGCGATATCGCCAAGGGCTCCGCCAGCACCGCCTCCGCCCGAGGTCGGTTCCATTTCGATCTTTGCAAGATCTTCATTGGCTTGTCGTGCCGTTGCTTCAAAAATGCTTTCAGTACCACTGTGATTTAATGGGCTCGTAGAGTCTTCGGCAGGTGAAGAATGAGCCCATTGGGATCGCACTTGTTTCAAAGCTTTCTTGTGAGCATCCGCATCTACCATGCCCATAGCATTACCAACTTTTTCGCCGGCGGCTTCGGCTTCGTTCCCCCACCATCCAAAGTATTCACCCAGCTTTTTCACGGCCCAAATTAGGCCCGTGAGGATGGTCAAGACTACGCCGAAGCCTGCGAGTTTCATAGCGAACCCAACGGCGGTTGTGCCGGCGGCGACAGTGGCGAGAGCGGTACCCATGGTCCACAACATAGGAATTATAGTAAACACAAGGGTCTTAAACACACCAAATTTAAGTCCAAGTCCACCAAGAAGCATTGTCCAAAAGAAAATCTGTTTCCCACCTTCGCTCATCCCACTAACAAACCCTGTGAATGAGCTTACAGCATCTGTCACTGATTCAATAAACGGTTTCATTTCTATGACAAGCCCCATAAAGGCAAGCCTGAGTTCCTCCGCCATCGTCATTGCTTTCTTTGTCATATCAGCTAGATTCTTTTCTTTCTTTGCTGCTATTTCTGCTTCTTTTTGTATCTTTTTATACTCCGATGCGGTGGAACCAAGAAATTTAGTCGCTTCTGCCTGATCGGTGATTCCTGCTGCAGCCATAATACTCATTCGCGCATGATGACCTAAGTTTTTAAACACTGTTCCGGACTGCTTAAGGCTGGCTCTAACTGCCTCTATCCTTTCATCCTCGGCCATCATGACCATCTGAACACTGTTCAGATATGGCCCACCTAATATACCATTTAACCTTGCAACAGAATCAGCGGAACTTTCAAATGTGTCAAACTTCTCTGCCACTCCCAACAATGTATCCATTGAGGCACCAGTAGCTCGAACTTGAGCTTGCAAGTTAACAAATATCTTTTCCATTTGTGGTCCGCGAGATGCTAGTTGTTTTGAAGCCGTAACAAATTCTGAATAGAATTGATTCAGAGGAACGTCTAATGTCTCTGCCACCTTAGCAAATTTCTTTAACTCTGCTGTGCCTTTCTTGCCTAAAACTTTAGTAAAAACGTCAAAGGCTGCAGCCGTAGTGTTTGCACTTACTCCTGCTATTTCAAGTTTTGCAACCGTATCTATTATTTCCTGTCGATAACCTCCAGTAGCATTCTTAAATTCTACCGAAGAAGCGATCAAAGCTTCAGAAGCCTTATAGGCTGCTTCCATGCCAAGCCCTTGTTGTCTTAAAGCTTCGCTAGCTTCCAGTACCGAACTTGACATTTCGTCGCTAGCTTGTGTAGATTTATGAAAACCGGCCACCAGCTGATCTTGTTGTTTGATAATGTCTTCCACCCATTCAACCGCAAAGCCCGCCATATAATCACCGAGGTTCTTCATATACTTCTCAATGATCGGGCCTTTTTTCTCTCCTTTTGCCAGCAACAACTCAAAATCTTTCTGAACCTTCTTTAATTTTGTCCCTATGTTGAAAAGTCCGCCAGACCACGTTTGAGTAAATTTCATACCAAATCCAGTTAGTTTTGAAACTTTATTGGCCCAATTATCAAATTCGCCGGCGCCGTCCTTTAGTAAATCTATTTCTTTTTCAAGCCCTACAATGCGATCTAATCTGGCTTTAAGATCTTCTCTCTGAGCTTGTACGGCATTCAATATTGCGATTCGTTGCTCTTCGGTTTTCCCGATCAATTGAGTTCTTAAATCAATTTCCGTCTGCGATTGCTGAATCTGTTCCTCGGTAAGCTTGCCCGCTAATCTCTGGACATTGAGCTTCTTCTGCATTGTATCCAGGGCGTTGCGCATCTCGTCTTTGTTGGCTATAGTAGCTTTTGTGAGCCGCTCCATAAGCTTAACTTCTTCAAGCTGTCTTTTTAGTTTTTGTTCTCCAGTTTCTTGAGCCACTTAAATTATCTCCTATTTAAATGGCCATTTTAAGCCAGATGAAACCTCAAACTTTCTTACTGCGCTATCTAAAGCGTGTTTTGAAGCAAAAGTCGATGGGTTGTTTAAACCATTTTTCATATATGTTTGCATATATTTTTTTTCTGAGCCGAGTGCGCCCATGAATGCTTCAATTTGAGAGCGTTCTCCACGAACTCTTAAAGTGTTGCCAAAAAATCCTGGTGCAAACAGCCTTTCTAAAGCATGTTTAATGAGGGCGCCATAATGTAATAATGTTCCTTCATTTAGTTGACCATTTTTTGCAGCATTTAAATCTAATATTTTATCTTGAAGATCCATTGGTGCGCTCCTCGACTAATAATTATAAATAGTTCTTTAAAACGAAATTGTGAATAAATTAACGCTTGTTAGCCTTTTCCATTTGAGTACGTTCGTTTTCAAGTTGCTTTAAAAGTCTCTTGGCAAACCAATTTCGTATTTTAACAGGCAAACTATATGCCTCGGTGAAGCTCCAGCCACCGTGATACTTCAAAAAGAAGAACATTTCATAAACCTGTCCTATGTATTTTTCACTTAGGCCAAAAAAACGCAGTTGTAAATGGGACATCGATGACTGAGGTAGCATTACACCCCGGACAAACAAAGTCGCACTCCATTTTAACATTTGGAGTTATTTCTGCGTAAACTCTTCTTAAATACCTTGAATCATATGCGAGCATATTATTTACAAAAGAACTAACAGTTTCCCTTTTCCCATCTCCGTTGACTGATATAATGAATAATTTCATTTGATCTGTCAAAACAGATTCTGGTAAATTATGTTTCTTTTTGCTCTCGCTTGAAAGTAAGAAATTCTTTTCGTCTCTTCCTGTCAATAGTTTGACTTCAACATTCACTTCAGAACGTGGCAGATGGATAATAAATGTATTGTTCTGTGTCTTTTCAATGTTTAAATCCTCTAACAGAGTTTTCTCAAGCTTGTTCACCTGTAAACCAGATAAATCAACTGCGTGTGAATTTGTTTCGGAGCAAGAAGGACACGCTAATGATACCTCATATTCTTCTCCATAACCCGTNATCCTAGCAGCGACCACAAGTGCATTTTTATCACCAACATATAAGTCATCTACTTTGATTGTCTTATCAACTATTACATTCTGTAGAAGACGATCAATAGCAACTCCTTTTTTCAAAAGAGTCTGAGAAGTTAATATATCTTCATCTTTCGCCGTCATGTAGCGAATTTCAATTGAATCCTGGTTATGTAAAGGGTGGCCTTCCGGATAGAATAGACCACCAGTTGGTAAATCAACAAATTCAGTTGGGGTCACAAAGGAAAAACCATCTGTTTTGTTTAGTTGTTCTACGGGTGCGTCTGCGTCGGGATTTGAGACCCCGAGGCGCGCTTCATTATTTCTAGCTGACATTTATACCTCTTTTTTAATGTATTGTAGCATAATCGTATTGTACTGTTATGGTAATTTCTACCATATCATCACTTGTATAATCTAAATCTCCAAACTTAATGGCTTGTATCCATGGGTTCCAGAGCTTAAAGGTTTCAATTTCCGAGTTATTAGCTCCAAGTTGTTGTATTCTTAACTGGCCGTTCAAGGCACCAACTGAGTCTCTTTTCGACATGGTAAAAGGGGCGCCGTCTTCAGTAACTGAAGGTTCTCTGTAGCCGCCGCGAGTTAAAGTCCTGTATAATTCTTTACCCACAAAAGGATCAACCGGGTCGACTAGAGTTATATCGATAGGCTCCCATGTAACAACACCAGGATAATAGAATTTATGTCCAAAGAACATATGTTCTGCTGCGTTAACTGAAAATGCCGGCTTCCCTGCTGTCTTTATAACATAAGCAGGAATATCTGTACCACCTAAGTACAACAACCATCTATGTTTTCTTTTTGGTTCTAAAGCACTATTTGCCCAAAATTTTTCTGCCATTTTTTTATTATTCTCCCTCTATAATATAAGTAGTAAAATGTTTAAAAAATAATTTTTTTAATCATCAAATGCAGCTCCAGTATCGGTAATAATGAAATCAAGAGCAATGAATTCAATAGCTCTTGCAGGCTTCAAAAACACCTTAGCATATAGAATATTTCTATCAACCATCTCTGGCGTTGTCGTAGACTCATCAAGTACTACTTTGAAATCTGTAAGACCAAACCCGGCTTTAATATCATTAAGGAAAGTTTCAACTTGAGAACTGAACTTATTCCAAGTTGAACGCACATTTTGCTCAAACAATGTCAATGCCGCGATTCTAGAAATTTGCTTCTTCGTGTGAATCAACAATCGACGAACATTAATTCTGTCCAAAGCTGATGGAGTGACCTGAAGCGTTTTCTGGCCAAATATTACAATTCCTTCCGCTGGGAATGAAGCAATTGGATTAACGTTTGCAGAATAAAGTCTATCTCTATCTTGAGAAGTAAGATGTTGACGAACACCTACAACATTAAGACCAGAAGCCCCCATAGTCAACCCGCCTCTTGTAAATCCAGCAGGAGCAAACCAAAGTGCTCTTTCTGCTTCACTGAAGGACATTACTCCAAGAGCAACAACAGAAGGAGGCATCCAAAGAATGGCGTTTGAGAGAGAATCTCTAACTTGTACCCATGGATAGTAAGCGCAACCATAGCTGGTGTTCAAATTTCTATTTTTCATGGTTGTTACAGCCTGATCAACGTTGCCGCGGCGAGCTGATTCAGCTGCGGTGCCTTCCGAATCGGCAACATGATCGTTTTTTATATCAATAATTGCCAGGGCATCCCCGCGATTCTCGCATGTAAGCATCAAATGTGCTGTAAGGGCAGAATCTGTAAGACCAGGCATGGTGGCCAAATTATATTCCACAGCCTCTGGGTCTTTAAGCGCGTCAATCGCACGATGAACTGTGTAAAATGCATAATTACTGGCTTCAGTTTTGCCCTCTAATAGCGAGTTTCTGAATGGTTCTTTCTCTGTAATATCTAAACCATCAAAACCATGAGCAAACACTGTAGTAAACCTATTGAATCGTTTAGTTTCAAGAAGGGTGCTTAAACTCCCGC